TCCTGTACCGGCTCTTCCTATAATTACTTTTGTACCAACAGGAATAGAACTAGTATTAGGCAATGATATTATTCTGGGATCAGAACTAATGACTCGTATATAACTTCCATGATCATTTTCTACTATTTCATAATTTGTATCAACAGGTTTAATTTTAATTAAAGGAGGATTTAATGGCAACCAGCCGTCTGACGTAAGTGTTGTCCCAGTATAAACTTTTAATTTCTCAGTGTCACTTTGCCACCATAATTGTCCGACGATTGGATTCTTTGGCACCCCAGGACTGCTGAAATTTTCTAGTATGTGTACTAGATTTTCTGCTATTATCTTACCGTAGCCTGCGTAGTTTTTACCAACCAAACTTATTGAGCTAGAACTGGTTTCCACAGTTCTATCAGGTACCATTGTTAGTCTCTCTTGATTTGATTTGGTAACATCGTATGCCATTTGTTGAATTCCTCTAATATTGTATTTAGTTGTTTTATAAGCTAACTCGTAGGGTATATATAACTTGTATGACTCGGCCAGCTGTTTTTTCCACTGGCTCAAAGACTAATTGGCTTAATAAATAGCCTGAATTTAATCCTGTATTACCCCTGCTCTTTAGACCAATTTCATTGAAGGTTATAATCCCGGTATTTTCGTAGGTTTCGGGTTGATTCTCTTCTAATGTGCATGTAACAACTAAATCACTGTAAATTAAACCATCTGTATGTTCGATCTGAGCAGAGTTTCTAGTAATATCATCATTATTTGTATCATCATTGATATCAATGACCTTGTAGTACAAAGGATTGTATAGTTCTGCAACTGTACCTAATTTTAAGTTATCAGACACATCCTTATATGTAATGTTACCAGTACTGTCTTCAACTGTTCCGCCATTGCCAAAATGCAACTCATATATATAATTTGAATTATTACCTTGTAACATACTAGCTAAAACAATACTCATAGCTTCGGCATTGATAGCGTTATATCTATCTATTAATACTTTGTTGGTGGTCAAGTCTATTATTTTGACATGACCTGTAATTTTAACTTTTATATCACTGTGCATTTTTAATCCTTGTTATTTCATATTTACTATTTCATTATAACTCATACTCAATTTCCCACGTAGCGGCAGGCGGCACAATTTCTACATTTTGTACGGGTTCTACAACCCACGTTGCACTGGTTGGGTTAATTGATATACTTTGTACGGGTTCTACTACCCACGTTGCACTAGATGGAGTAATTGATATGCTTTGTATGGGTTCTACTACCCACGTTGCACTGGTTGGGTTAATTGATATACTTTGTCTTGGCTCTTGTATACCATATGTCTTATCTTTAAAAATTGTGGTATTTGCTAATTCTAAGTCGCCACCGCCACCTGTTGATGTAATAGTACCAACTAATTGATAAATTTTATTACCGTCTATTCTATAAAAATAAAACCATGTTGCAACTCCGCTGTTAATTGGTGTAGATGCTGTGGTAGAAATAAGTCCTTGAGTTATTATGATTTGATTTCTATTCCAATGAACCAGTCTATCTGCTACTCGATATCTAAGAGGATTTGTTATATTTTCCAAGGACGAGGGTACAGCACCTTTCATCCAGTATAAGTGTCCTCTTGAAATCCTAGTGCCGACGATTTTTTTCAGTGTTTTAGTCAACGCTGATATTACTAGACCTGGACTTTGTTCGATTATTGACATTATTTCAGTTTATCCGTTTATGAAAAATTAACAGCAAATCTTTTAATAGGATTGGGATTATTGCCGCTCTTAAAATCGATGGAGTCAAATCTTAAAACACCCAGTCCTTTGATATCTGAAACCGGAACAATCATAAACAAATCATTTTCGGAGATATTTCTTGCAAAAGTCATTGGACTAGTATTAAAATTTAAAAGTTTATTTGTACCTTGAGATGTGGTTTTATCAAATAAAACAGCCCATTCAGCCAGTCCTGCCTGACAAAAATAATTTCCATAAGAAGTACCGTCAGGACTATTTTTTTCTATTTTTGTAACAGATTCAACTTTACTCTTAGACAAATCAACATCTTTATATACTTGTAGTAGATAATTTCCAGTCCATGTATAAGTGCCATTATTAACTTTAGTAATATATTCTGCCACAGTGGGCTGTTTACCTCGGTACACAATCATAGTAGTTAATAGTATAAAACTATCTTGTACTAAGTCATCGGCTACATTAGAATAAAAAATCATTGTCATTTCCTTATTGTACTATTTATAAACAACTTTAACTACTCAGTTAATTCTATGATAGATCAACACTGATCTTAACTGGTAATACGATTTTTGTAAGATTAATTGCAATTTCATCTGGATCAGTTATATCCAAAAATTCCTTAGTTTCACTTATTGTAACATCTAATTGATCGATGGTTACTTTATTAATTGTTCCGCCTCGAATCTTATCTCGATATGCCTTGACTGTAGAATAGAAATCACTGATGGTACTGATTTCATCTCGTTTGATATAATCGTTGTTTGACAAAGTCTGTGCTATTAAATTTACTGGTTCGATGGTACTAGATTTTGCCAGCCAGTCAACGTTTATTTGTTCAGATAATACATATCTAAACATAGAACACATGATGGAAGAATAATATTTTGCGTATTTTCCAATAAAAATTTCTTTGCGTATCGAATCAACAATGGCATTGTATGCAGAATTAACATCATAGTCCCAGACTAAATCATCCCATGGAGAAGAATCCCATCCATATAAGTTAAAATCCTCTATGAATTGAATAGCACTATCTTTTCTAAAAACTACATTAAAACCACCCGACTCTGTTTTTTCGTAGATGGCATATTTCTTAGGATTGTAAATTTCATTAATTCTAATATATTCACCGGTGGTATAAGTTTCATTGTATAACTCAGAAATGTCGTTGATTATTTTATCAATTGATTTAGTAGATTTGTAGTCTTCACTTCTATAATCGGCAATAGTCCAAAAATTAGTTACATCTATTACATGATCAGCTACCTTGTATGCTATACTCATTAATATAGAGTCATCCCAATTTGCAATTTCACTGATATCTATGTGCAACATTATATTGTTTAGACGTTTAATAAAAGTTCTTCTAGCTTCATATAAATCGCTGAACCAAGTTTGTAGATAAGGACGCACTTCGTTGCCCAAGCGGTTATATCTGTGCAAGTTAATCGTGTCCGGTACATTTTTTTCTATATAGTAAGTTTTACGATTGACATCTTTCTTGTAATATAGATGTCCGCTGATACTGTCACGTAAACGAACATGCAGCCACTCAGGTATTGTTTCTACTGTGTTGCCTTCTGAAATAAATGCCCATTGTTGATGTTTTTCTTCGCCCTGTGTTTTTTTCTTAATTTGTATTACTGTACTAGAACTGTTTAGATATGTCTTAATTCCTTTAACGATGATACTATCAGTGCCGACCGGACTCCACCATGCCAGTCCAGCCGCACTTGGATTTAGTAAAACATTGCTTAGTTGTTCGACAGTGTATACCCTAGAAAATTTACTTTCTAGAGCAATAGACTTTTTATTTTTTACCCAGAAATAATAAACAGTATAAGTTTTACCGTTAACATAATCTTCTTCTTCAACCCAGTGATAATTGTCTGTGCCTAATGCATTATCTACATAGGCTTGACCTGTGGCTAATTGTCCAAATACTTGATTTTTACCTGTGACTAATTTTTCCCATTTGCTGGGGTGAACAGGACTCTTGGTCCATTCGTAGACTTCTGGTTTATTTTTGCTGGTTGTAGTACCCCAGTATTCTGCTTTGACTTGGTCACTGGCAGTTGTATAATCGTTGAACTGTGTTGAATTAATATTCCACCAACGTCTACCAATATATTCTTCATACCAGCCCAGACTTGTATAAATGCTTTTGAATTTATCAGTGGTTCTATTATATTTTGCAGGGTCAACTCTTCCTATAATATCTATGTCATTTTTAAATACTTCAGGTATAACTAGATCCTGAGGAGAAAACATTTCTAATTTAGCCACAGTTTTATTAGTGGCATAATCATAGACAATCAAGTGTTCAATGTCATCTAGTTTTAAAAGTTCTGTTTCCGCTTTGACTTCATTCCAAGTATTATTTTTAAATTGATAAACTTTGTAATTACCATAATTAAATGTCACTGGGTCGATTTCGTTTAATCCACTGTCTACAATGGCAATAGGATATCTCAAATCATAGCCGCTGGGTGTCAACGGATATTCAGTTTCATATTTTTCTTGCCAGTTATAACTGGCATCTTGCTTATAATTAACATCTGTTTTTATAACATCAAAATCTTGGCTGTTTTTAAATCTAACAGTTTTAAATGTAAACACTTTACCAGTGTAGATGGTCTTTAAAATTCTAGTTCTGATGTAAAAGAAATATTCAGTGACACCTTTTACTGTAGCTTCTTCTATTTGAACTACTTCCCAAATACCGTTGGCGCTAGACCCATCAAGTTCAGCATTTACAATACAGACATAGTCTCCCACTGATAATTTATGATTAGTTGCCCCTGTAGATATTCTAGCTTTGCTGACATCAGTTAAACCTGTACATACTTCGGTGATAGCTAAATTTCTATCAACGGTCTGCAAAACTTGCCATGTACCTGGAGTGAACCCACTAAATGAACTAGCTGGATTTGGCTTGTTGTAGTTATTAACAAAAATATTAGGCAAATATGGTTCTTTGGGCACCAATGAATATTTAATATTTTGTGCTGTACCTGTACCAGTATGTCGGTTATTATTAGTTGATATTGGTACTACTTTTACTACATTGCCTACTGCATATTCTTTATTAGTTGTTCCTGCAACCGTATTCCAATTAGTTGTACCCAATGTTAATATTTTATAACTATCCCCTACTACAAAATCATTGGCAGTGGCTATCATTTGATTTTGTAAAACTGTTCCTGTTGTTACATACAACTTTCCTTCATATCTTACTTGTTCGTTGATCTTGTAAGTAGATTTGCTAGAGTATTCAGGTATTGACCACAGGTCAATAAATTCATTGTATAAGTTTGATAAGTCATCTAAGGTATCTACGCTTAGGTCAGTGTCGCCACTAATTATCGGTCCGCCTCTTTTCAACGTTCCGTGACTGGCTTTATCTGCAAAATTTAATGACTTATCGCGAGGCTTGTATACCCAGCGTTCCGAGTCATCTGTTACATACAATACTTGATCGTCTGTACCTTTGTTTTCAGTAAATTTAATTATCTTTATATCATCGGCGACATCGTCAGATAACATTTCAAATTCATAGTATTCTATATTTTCTGTATTACCAAACTCTCCCAAACGAACCATGTATTCTTCATAGGCAACTGTTTTAGATCCATCTTGATGTGTCAATGGAGTTAAACTATCAAAGACTTTTACTGTACCTTTATTAAATGTAATTGCATTTTTAAATAGTATTTCATTGCCTTGATCTAAGAATAGTTGACGAAGTTCTATGTTTCTATTAAGTCCAAACTGCGCTCTACTTGCGTCTAACATTTCGGTATCTAATACTGTACTTTCTATATCCAATAAAGTATGACCCACTTCGGCCATGGAGTCAAAGTTAGGTATCAGCGAGGTTCCGTCAAATACATAACCTGGAACATAATAAGCTCCTGTCCAGTTTATACTTTTTTTGCCGCCTGTGATAAAACTGCGTTTTGTTGTATTCTGACTGGCACTAAAATATACATCTCCGAAGATACTTGTACTGTCTAAATGAACAACGCTTTCATAGATTACAAAAACTAATTTAATGCCGTAAATTCCTGAACCGGACTTTTTAGTTTTAATTAAGATATTATCAACATCTCTAGTAACTAATAAATCTTTACTAAACAATGGTCGATTAAATCTATCAACACATTGACCTATATTTTCATTAGTGCCTTCTAAGTTTTCTAATTGTCCGTACTGTCCTGTGATTTTTATAAAATCAGCACAGGGATTCAAATCAATATAATTGCCCGAAGCCAACAAATCATTGCTCCAGAATATAAACTGTTTGGCACTTAGTTGCCAGTTACGAATATCCGCGCCTTCTGGTTCTTCATAGACTATGCCCGTTGCTTCTAAATATTTGCCGTAGCCTATTAGTATATCATAGATTTCTTGTCTGCTAGAAAATAAACTACCGTACTGAATAAACTTAATGTTATTGCTGTAATTATTTTTTTCTTTAAGTGTTACATTTCCAATTGTCACAGCACTGGTAGATGAACCCAGTCTCGGCGTGTAACAAGGAAAGAATCCAAATTCCGTGGCAAAGCCATTTAAACTATAATTTGTGCCATCAAAGATAATTCTCATTCCTGAATAAAATATCTCACGCTCTGGATAATGTCTAACTGTTCTTACTTGATAGTTTTCTTCAGGAACAAATAAGATATTTTTCTGCGTACTCATACTAGTACTTTGAATTCTTAAATTATCTTTATTAGTGAACCCGCTTAATAAAAATTCTTTGTTTACAATGATATTGCTAAACTTATCGATGACTTCTGTGACATAGTCTTTATTGTTTAATACGCAGAATTCTGCATATAAACTTTCAATACCACCAGTATAGATTAAACTGCCATCAATTACTTCTCTATGATAATTGTGTTCAATAGTACTATGTTGCCAAAATTTAGTAGTACGATCTAATTTATTACCCCAAGCATTGGTAATAGTCTGTCCTGGTACCCAATTTAAGTTGACATACTGTGCAGGAGACAATAGGAAACGTGCTCTAGTTTGTGCCGCAACGCCTCGTTGAGTATTTAAAAATACTTGTTCATAAGGTCCCATATCTCCTGCGGCCCAGTTTTCAGTTTCTTCAAATGTGTCTAAACTCAAGTAGATTAATTTTGCAAGTAATAACTCATTAAAGTCAAGAGGAGAAATTAAACTACCCGAACTAGTCACTGGGAAATCTTCTAGTGTATCAGGATCTGCATAATTAATATCTATGTTTCTAGCAAAAGCAGGATTGACTACATCATCTTCTGCTGGATTGCTGATCTTTCCTATTCGTAGTGCTTTCTTTAATGCAATACGTTTTGCAGGATTAGTCCAACTATAATAAGTATCCCACCAAGTAGGTTTAATTGTATAGCCCAACATTTCCCACGGATGCGAGTGAGGTCTATCAGTGTCATACATGTAAGTATACACTGCTTTATACGACCCCACTAAGTAATCGCCGTCACCTGTGCCAAGTTGATACTTTAACGTAAATCCATTGGTTGCAATGTAGCTATCATTTTCCATGATAAAGATATTATTTTCTAACATCCACTGGCGGAGTTCATTGTTGATTGTTTGTTTAGATTTTCCCCAAGTATTTGATGTATTTCTAAAATAGCCAGGCTGGGCTTCTAAGATCTCTCTTTGATTGTTATTTTCTACGTCATAGGCAATACTGCTCCAAACTGCTTTTTCATATTCATACAAATAATATTCTACCAAGTTTATAGGATTACCCCGAGCATCTAATCCTTGTTTTAGATAATATCGTGTGCCGTCATGACGATGTAAAAAATAACCATTGACTGTTGTGTCAAAGTGAAGTGCTGGTTGATAAACTGGGCTAAGGCCAATTTTAGCTAAACTAGCAGGCACCATGGATCTAAATGTAGTAAACCACTGTTTAATAGTCACAGTAGATATAACAGCTTTTCCTGAGCCTGAGCCTACACCTGTTGCTGTGAAAATCACACCAACAGTATTAGATGCCGCGCCAATTGATACGAAATTAGTAGTGCCCACGGATGTAATTGTATATGATTTTCCTATTACAAAATTACCAGCAGTAGTTTCATTAAATTCAATTGCGGTATAATACCCGTCTTCCGATATTAAACGATAATCTACATTGCGAGTTAATATTTTATCGTCGGCAGAGATATGCAATATACTTTCTTTACCTGTACGGTGACTTATATTTTCAAATTCATTGGCTTCGAGATTAACTTTTAAATTTGATAAACTCAATGTTCGTTGATAATAATTATTCGATGATCCCCACCCGATCATATTACTATGACTCCAGAATAAGTCATCACTAGCACCGATAATATATATTCTGTTTAGTGCAAGATTTAATACTTCACAACTAGATAACAAATTATAATTTGTAGAATTTATAATATTTTCTAATTCCGCAGTGAGCTTAGATAAAAATATATCGTAGTGTTTACCTTGTTTAATTAATATGTCGCCCAAGTCATATGGTAAATTAGTAGCTACAATCGCAGTCTTGGCCAATGGATCGCTGTGTTTTAAAAATGTACCGCCGCCCATGAACATAGTTGGTATAGATTCTTCTATGTCTATAAATTTTTTGATATCAGTACTATTTGATAATAAAGAACTAGCATGTTGATATAAGCTGTAATAATTTATTTTGTTTAGCGACTCGTTTAATGGGTTGACAACCAATGACGCAGGTGCTGTTTTAGATTCTGGATTTTTTATTATAGAGTTGACACAGATTTTATCTCCTGTTTGAATTTTGTTAAAAATTCCAGTACTAGCAGTTAGTTGTTTATTATAGCCGATGCTGCCATCGTCTAATATAATATCACCTAACGTATAATCGAAGTTATTATATAACGGATTAGTTTTGTCTTTAGTAAACACGCTTTGTAAGAAGTTCCAGTTGTACAACGATTTTACATAAGCTGTTTTATATGTTCCATTGAACTCCCATAATAATTTTGTGTCTTCTGCTGATAATTCATTGGCTCTAGTAATTCCAGAAACTGTTGTTACACTTTCTCTAAGATCCAAAGTAATAGTTCCGTTTCTAATACCGTTATTAGAAATGTATTCGGGGGCTAATGTCTGCCTTTTTGTAATGTTATTTAATAACGTAGCTTTATAAAACGTTATAGGGTAAGGCAAATCATGACAAACAATTTTCATAATACCACCAGATATCAATGGCAATACTTGTTCAACATCATCATCTCCTGTTTTTCCAGAAAATCTTATTAATCCATAACCTTCGACATCGAAATAAAATTTATATTGATCAATTTCATCATAGTATATATGAATTGTTGTAAATCCATTTGTTACTGGACTAATTTCCGCAGACCACGCACTATCTTCTGTTTTTTCATACAACAAGTCTTGTAATTGTTTTGTAAAATCTAAGCCAGTGCGGTTTTTATAAAAAGGCAATATTTTGTTAACAGATTTATATCCGTATGGCCCTTTAATAGTAGATATGTCATTAGTTATATCATCTGTATAAGTAAATTCCGAGTCTACATCTGTGACAAAAGTAATTTGATTTGGTGCAACTTGTATTATATTACTTTCTAATTCTATAGAATCAACATGTATGTATTTTCTTAAAATGCTATCATATGTTGCACCTTCTTGAAATCCTAAAATAATACCGCCTTTAAAGCTAGTATCATTAAATGCTTCGATATTATTTTTATCGCTGTCATAAAATTCAAATAAAGGTGTTTGATTTGCTGTTGTTTTATTCTGAGCCAACTGCCATGTGTTATTTTTGTAAATGGCTTGATAATATTCCGATATTCCCGGAGATACGATGATGGCGCCATCGCCGTTCCTTATCTCTAAAGTTAATAGAGAAAATGTTGCGCCAGTAGATATATTATTGATTCTCCATAGACCGTCTGACGAATCAAATACTACTGTATCACCGTCTTTTAAAGTATATTTAAATTGATCTACTAGATTTGTTTTATTTTCCCACTTTGATTTTGTACCTGGTAAAATAGAATTGATTTCAAATATTGCACCCGTTGGCCAATTAAATAATTTTACATCTTTATTAAAACTAATAATAGGACGTTTGGCTTTATTTGCTATATTAATAAAATCTTCTACTTTTATGTTTAAGAATTTTGCTACATGACGTATCGTACTAATGTGATGCCAGCAGTCCAGGGCCTGCCAATGATTAGTATTACTAGTATACTTTTCTTGCACAATATATTCGACATATTCAGTAGTCATATTACTACCGTCCCATTCGCCATCATCCCATGATGACTTGGGATAATCAAAAGTATTTCCGTATTGATCCCATGGTCTTTTTTCTAAACCGCTGACAGGAGTTCTTATTTCTACGTTTGATTTAAGAAATAAACCTATACTTTTCCCCACACCATAGACGTAATAGGCTTTAATTTCTTGATCTATTGCTATGCCTGTGCCAGAGCCTGGACCGGTTGCAGTGAATCCTAACTCATCTTCATCTTCTATATCATTTGTGCTTGCACCTATTGCTGTCCAATCAGTATTTCCTTTTCTTTTGATTGTATAACTTTTACCTTTAACAAAACTTCCTGCAGACACTTCATTAAATGTTTTATATGCAGTGTCAATGACACCAGTAAAATATACTACCATGCCGTTTTGTAGTTCTAATTCACGACCAGTAGAATCGTCTTTAAGAGTTGCAAACGGTTTACCTAACAAATCATCGACAATAGAAAATTTTGTAGAATTTAAATCAATTCTACAAGGTGGTAAGTCATCTTCTAACCAGTAATACGAACTATAGTCTGTTAGTTTAATAGGATCCACTGGAAGGTCTAATACGTTGATATTTTTATCTAAAACTACACCGTCTTTTAATTCGCTGCCTTTAATATTGAAATAATTTTCGATGTCATAGTAAGAAATTTTACCGAGATAAGTGTCGTCGCTTTTTCGAAGCACCAACATATTATTGCCCTGACTCTCTCGACGAGCTTGGTTACTTTCTACTTTAAAAAATTCTTCTATTTTATTGCTGGCTGCTCTGGTACCATAAGTTTCTTTAAATGGTAAAATTTGCCCTTTGCTGGCCATTACGTCCAGCGTAGAGTCTAACATTTTTTTGTTAGGATCTGTGGCTAACCCACTGGGTAATAAATTTACATTACTAACTTTGACAGGAGTTAATTCAGCTGGTTTTTTTACTTGTTTACTCATTTACCGATCCTAATGTTATTGTCAGTTATTTCATTTATAACAATGATGTCATTTACACTGGCCACACTGGTTACTACTTCATTTCTATCTGGTTGAATTTGGAATAATGTACCAAATCTTCCGTCAGCACTAATAGGTACAATAACCACACTGCTCAAATCACTGCTTAAACTCGTGTGTAAATATGCAGCCAATTCTGTAAAATAAAATATTTCACCAAAACCAAAATTTCCCGGTGCAAAAAATGTATCAATGGCATTTACCACTTTACTTTTAACTTCGCTGTCTGTTAATTTACTCTTTGCGTTTTTAACTACTTTAAACTGTGCTTGAAATTGTGAAGCAGAAAGAGTTCCAAACAATGGTTTAAATTTAACAGGATGGAATATAACTTCATCTGTCATCATTTTGTAACTTAGCAAATTAGAAAAACTAGTTCTTAATTCTTCTGTTGTTGGAGGCAAAGGAGCCAATGTCTTTGTGTTATTTTTACGTTTCCAAGTTGTATAATCTTCGTTGTAACTTTTAGTCAATACATAAACGTCAACAATATTAGTTAAACTAGGATTCAATGTTTGATCCACTTGCACCTTATGATTCCATTTGAATGGCAATGACATCTTACCATTTACTCTTTTTAGAATGGGTTTTTTAGTAGATAGATCTGCGGGAACTTCATAACTAAAATCACCTTCGTCATAGTTGACTAATGCAATTTGACTATTCTCAACTACATTTAAAAAGTGGCGAGGGTCATCTGGTAAAAAGTCATTGTCCATGTCAATGGGTGTAACTTTAACTTTACTGTTATCGGTATAACCGTCGTCATAGACATAATATCCGCTGATTCGATATGTTTGTTTTTCTGCCAGCTTTAATTTTTTAGTCACTGAGTCTTCGGCTAATCCTAATACTGTAATTGAATCTTTGCTTACACTTTGAAAGCTGGGATTAAAAGTTGGCGCAAAATTAATATTATAGAAACGAATTAATTCTTCACTGCCGAAAACATAATCAAGTTGTCGAATTATCACAGTCCAGCCCGATGTTTCCCTTTTTACATACATCACCCAGCCAGTGCTATCGTCTTTGGTATCAAAAGGCTTGTCTAAATCGATGATAGTAGTTTCTGGAATAACAGTCCACTTAGGACTTTGGTTATCAAATTTTAAAGCAAAACTTTTTTTATCTTCTAATTTTTCTATTAAAGTGGATCTTGTTATATCATCAAAGATTCTAGTAAACGCAGGTATAACGCTTCTTATAACTTGGTCTTCGAGAATTGACTTATTGATTTCTACCGGTCCCATACCATTAGCCAATAGACCTGTGTACTTATAATTGCTGTCTTCTACTCCAAGACCGTCGCCCTTGATATCTAATATAGTAGACCAAGTAAACGAACCAGTGCTGTCTTCAAATTTAATAAAACTTCCTGGACGTACTGTGCGTAATGGACCGCTGGTAGTAAATCCCAACTTTTGTGGAGTTGGATTATTTTTAGACTGAGACACATAACCGTTGGAACCAGTTAAATCATAGTATGCAGATCGCCATCTATAATCATAGACTTTGTAAACGTTTGTTCCTTTAACATGTAATGCGGGCTTAGTTCCTTGACGAGCACGAGTGACTCCGGTGAATGTATTAGTACTTTTATTGATTCCTGTATAACTGAATAGTTCATCATTGATTTGAATCATACCGCCATCGATGTCAAAACTATCCCACGCATTGTCAGTGTTGATACCTTCTACTTGAATTTGTTTAAGGGTATTTAAATTCGAATCGTCAGCTGTTATCTGAGCAGTCTTTAATATTGCATACCACGGAGTTTTACCCATATTGACTAAGTCAAAATTAGTCGAATTAGTCTGTCCATCTAAGTTTAATTTACCATAGTAAAAATTCAACAAACTAATATCACTGAGTTTATTTTCGATGTATTCGTCCAGCAAATCAACTGTTCGGCGGCTTGTATCATCTGCAATATAAAAATTCTTAGTATATTCTGTGCTGTACAAATATCCATCGTCGGCAAACTCTAACAAAGGTCTACTTTTACCTGTGGGATCTTGTAAATCGACATTGCGACTGTGTCCGCTGAATGTTCTGTTCTCGGCTTTCATAAACAATACATCATTGTTTAGTGTTGGTAAAAAGCCGTTGTAGTCATCACCGGTTACCATTCTATTTTTACTATAAAATGCTTCTGGTGCGTTTTGTTTAATTTCAGCCAAGGACTCGGCAGGAAGTCCAGTGACCATATTGTCCTGCAATTCTAACACCATAGACAATGTTTGATTTTGATTGTTAGAGTTAGTATATGTTATATCAAATATAACATTATTAATTTCACCTGCTCTGACTTTAATAAAATCATTTTCTGCTGTTCTGTACCATATACGAATATAACCAGAGGGAACATTTGTAAATGTACCATCGCCAAATTTAATACTAGTGATATCATTGTCACTGTAAATTACTTCAAATATATCTTTAGTAACTCCGCTTTGTTCATTGACTACGATATTTGAAAAGTCTAAATTTCCAACTCTTGTCCAAGTTTTTAATACATTGCCATACTGATCAACGGTTTGTACAAAATAATCTTCTTCACTGATATTTTCTGTCTGTGGCAAATCTATTACTGCATTGGCCACAGGAGTAGATATATATTCAATGGTACTAGTAATATAACCTTGCTTGGCTAAAAAGAAGAATCCAGTTTTTGTACTACCAACACCTTTGCCATCATTTCTATACATGACACTAAAAGCATTTTGATAGTCTGGTTCAGACTGTGTAATAAATCCAGAGGAATCAATATCAATAGGCAGTAAATCAAAATTCAAATCAATGCCGTCTACGATGGCACTGGTAGGATAATTAGTTATTAAATTTGTATTGTTAAATTGATATATTTCAAATATGTTACTGGATTCGTTGTTTACTGATCTTTTTACAGGAGTTCCAAATTTATTGTTATCACTGAATGCCGCATTTAGAATTCTAATAAAACGTTCATATTCTAACTCACTGGTATCACTGCCCCATTCTACTGTTTTATTAGCCAAGTTGGCACCTGTGCTGTCAATAATTTGATCAGTGGTAACAATACTGGTTACTTTTAAGAAACCTTGAGCAGGACGAACACGTTTTGGTTTATACGATAACATACGTGCAATACGTAATACGCTTTCACGCTTTTCTGCTGTGTCTAAAATGTTTTCTCTAGCATTTAAATCCATGCGGAATGCTAGATTTTGACCCACATAAGCTACCAAGTCTAACAATGCAATAAATTCACTGTTTTGAATGTAATCATTAAACTCTTCAGGATAGTTAACTTGCATATAGCCGACCATGCTGTCGCGCAATGTGTCGAAATCATAGCTAGTAAATTCAGCGTTTTTAAAACTGCTGTATACTATGCTCCAATCTTCTGCACCATATAGGTTTTCTTGTCTAATTGCTTTTGGCATTGCCTTATCCTTGTAGTTTATTTGAAGCTAGGTCTCTGGAAAAAACTGCTACTAGTTCAGTGATTGTCGCGGTAGGAACATAGTTCAAAATTACTTTCACTGTTAATGTTTGTAAATCAACGTTCTCAGTAACGTCTAATGTATTAAGTTCTAGTCTAGGATCTCTGCTAATTATTCTCAGAGTATCTTCCCTAATAACATGTACTAATTCATGAGTCAATGGGTCAAATAGTAGATCCCAAACAATATAACCGTATTCAGGACTCATCAATCTTTCACCCTTGCGAGTATACATTTCATTGAGCAAGTCACGTTTAGCAAGTTCAATATCATAGATTTTGAAGTTGCCCCATTCTTTGCCCACTGTACTATAACCTTTAAAGACTCTCATACATGTATTTATTATGGAATAATGTATGTAGATAACAAGTCAATAAAAAAGGCACATTAAGTGCCTTTTATTATCCTGTTGCTTGCCTTGGTTGTTCATAGCCTAGATACTCTGCCCAAGCAGGATCTCGCATATGATAAGGGTTATGTTGTTTAACAACTTTGACCATTTGCCAATAACTGGGTTCTTTTGGTTTAGTCAACGGTTCTATGGCCTTGGCGCCTTTAAGCCAATTACAAGTACCACAGCAAGTGACTAAATTACTCCAAGAGCTTCTGCCACCTTTACTTTTTGGAGTGACATGATCTAATGTCAAGTCTTTGGCTTGGAATTGATCTCCGCAGTATTGGCAAGTATAATTATCACGCAGGTAAACCATTTTACGATTAAACAATACTCTATTTTTTGGACGCACATAACGCTTGGTCATTATAATACTGGGCACTGGGATGGCCAATTTTTGGCTATGCACTATCCAATCGTCGTATTCTTTGATCACTGAAACTTTGTTTAAAAAGACTAGTTTGATTGCCATAGTCCAATCAACAACGCTGGGTGGTAACATTGACAGTGGACTGCCATCTGAATTGAGTAAAAGTGTATCGCTCATAAATGTATTTAATGCTAAAAAGCATTATACGGCATTAAATACGTATTGTCAACTATGACAGTTTTTAAGGAGATTGAAATGGACATCGACTCACTGGAACATCACATCAGAACTGTGGACAATCGTCACACACAGGTAGCAAGACAAATTGAACAAATACTCGCCCAAAAATCCTGGGATGAATTTCAAGTAGAAACACTTAAAAAAGAAAAACTTAAACTCAAAGATGAACTATCATTGTTATATCGTAAGCGGTATAATTTAATGCAAGAACATCACTACGAATAATTGACATAAAATCAAAATCGTGTTAAAATACCTACTTGACCACAACAAGTAGGTATTTTTATGAATGTAGCAAATTACAAACAAAAGTATGCAAAAACGGGTTCAAACAAATTAGTTTTTTTACAAAAAGATAAAATTAATAGCACACACAAATGGGTAGAGTATGCTTTAGATATTGTAGATATGTCAGCATTACTAATGCAAACAAATAATTTAAAAGACAAATATGCATTAATGGACGCATTAGATACTGCTCAACGTAAAAAAGATTGGCATTATCGACAGGATAACTTTCGTTTACAAGATGCCATGCGTATTTTTGAGGCAGCAAAACAAATTGCCAAAAAGTAATTGACACAGAATCTCTATGCTGTTATAATATGGCATAGAGATTATTTTTGGAGACTACATGTCAGATCCCTGCTATTATGTTATCAGTAGTTTAGAAGATCATAATCTTCGCACTAACAAAGAACAAATCATCCTTGCCCAGGCCGAGGCGGGCAACGATGAATTTTTTCATGGCTGTCGTCTTGCCTTGGACAGTACAATCACATTTGGCATTAAACAAGTTCCAGAACGCAGTGGCCTTGATGGTCCTGGCGTTGATTGGGATTCATTTACACTGGTCATCACAGGCTTTATTAATCGTAGTATCACTGGCAACCTTGCTCGTGACACCATTGACGAACTAATGTCCAACTGCACTAATGCACAATGGAACGGTTGGTATCGTCGTATCCTTATCAAAGATCTACGCTGTGGTGTCAGCGAAAAAACAATTAATAAAGTAGTGGAGAAGAAATATGTTGATTATACTATTCCTGTTTTTGGTTGTCAGCTTGCTCACGATAGTGCTAACCATGAAAGCAAGGTCGCAGGGAAGAAGTTTATCGAAGTTAAACTTGATGGTGTTCGTGTTATCACTATTGTACACCCTGATGGTCGTGTCAATATGTTTAGTCGCAATGGCAAAGAGTTTGTCAACTTTCCACATATAGTGGAACAGTTTAAATCTATTGCAGATACACTGGTAGAACCTTGGGTCTTTGATGGTGAGATTATGAGCAGTAGTTTCCAGGACTTGATGAAGCAGGTACATCGCAAAAGTGATGTACAGGCAGAAGATGCAGTATTACATTTGTTTGATTGCATGCCTTTGGTACATTTCGAACTAGGGTCCTGGAATGCCACTCAAGAATTCCGTAGCAGTCATTTAACAAAATTTATAAATCATCATCAAGATTCGTTGCCCAACGTAACAATGGTAGGACAAGAACTTGTAGATCTGGATTCAAAATCTGGACAACGTAAGTACAAAGAGATTAATGCACTGGCCATCGAAGGCGGCTATGAAGGCATTATGATTAAGGATCCTCAGGCTCCTTATGAATGCAAGCGCAGTCATGCTTGGTTAAAACTAAAGCCTTTTATTGAAGTAAGTTTGGAGGTACAAGGTGTTGAAGAAGGAACAGGACGAAATGAAGGGCGATTGGGCGCACTCATCTGCTCAGGAGACGACGGGGGAAGATTTATTCAAGTCAATTGTGGTAGCGGGTTCACTGATAATGACCGCATTGACTATTGGACTAATCGTAATACACTTCTTGGAGCAGTGGTTGAAGTAAGAGCCGATGCTATTACACAAAATCAAGACGGTACATACAGTCTGCGATTTCCTAGATTTTTACGTTTTCGTGGATTCGAAGCAGGAGAAAAATTGTAATGGGAAATCAAACTGATTATTTTAATCGTATAGGGTATGAACCAATTTGGTATATTGGAGATAGAGTTTTTGGTTATTGGAACAAAATTCCTTTTATAGGAACAGTTGGCAACGATACAGTAATTAACCATATAGAAGGTCCCCGTATTAGTATACATTTAGATCTGCCAATTAAGTTTGACAAACAAATCTATTATGTTATAATAGTAAAACACCAGGATATTAAGGCTTTACATGAATACACGAATTAAAGAACTAGCATTAAAATGCTACAATCCCTACTCTAATTTTGATCACGACTTGTTTGCTAAACTTATTATAGAAGATATTATGCAAATCATAGATGATCCAAAATCTTATAATAGGTGCATTCACACCACACATGACTTGGATCAAGCAAAATGTGTTGCCAGTGAAATTGCTAAAAAAATCTACGAAGACTATCTATGAAAAATTGGCTGCGACAAAAATTGCACGACTTTATCTTTTCTAATGAGTCAGTGCCAACTCCTTATGCTGATAGAAAAATCGGCGCACTTATTAGTACTCGTGGTCATCATAGTCAAACACTGGGCAGTGAAAACGAACCTTTGAGATTTACAGTATACAATGCTTCTGGAGGCAAAATTGTTGAGATTAATCGCTATGATTCAAGAGCGGATAGACATTATACGAGCCTGCATATTATTACCAGTGAAGAAGACTTTGGAGCGGAACTGGGAAAAATTGCTTTTGTTGAAGCTCTTAAAAAATGAAATGCACTACTTGCCGAAAAGAGTATTCAGTACTCTGTGATTATAATCAAGGACGATGCCCGCATCACAGACCTATGATTAATACTCACTCATTGAGATTTTATAACCTTTTTCAAAGTATTAAAAATGTTTACAACAAGCTCAAGTCTAAAAATTAAAACATATTTGCAAGACTCTAATGATTTTCATTTTAGTCCGGATGGTATTTCGTTAGTGCCTAGAGCGGCACTTCAAATAAATTCGCAATGTCCCGACTCCTACAAAAGAATAATTGTAGAATGTATTAACAATGGATGGCTAACTAGAGTTGCTCACCAACCTGTACATGAACACTTTATGGAAGAACTGTCAAAATGACCAGCTTTAATAAGGCCACGGTCCCGCAGTTTGTTTGACTAGCCCTTCTAGTTCATTGTTATTAGCCGCTGAACTAATAGCAAAACTTTGATTAGGCACAGCCTTACCAGTTTCTTTGATATAATTTGTAGCTGTGGCCAACACTTGTTGATCAGTGGCAGGATCACCAGTTTGTTCATTTAACTTGCCTTTGGCTATTAACTCGTTGGCATTGTCCAAGCCTTGTCTAACAATAGAAGCTTCGTCAACATCAGGGCCATAATCATTGCTGACTATCATTAATGCTTCTCGTATTCTTCTAGGACGATCTCTTTCATCTGCGGCAATAAAGCTGGCAGCTTTATCCCATTCGCCGTTTTGATAAAAAGATGTTAGATCCACTTTACTGCCGCCAATATATGCATAGCTTATATCACCAACTTGATTTTGAAAACTAACTAATCCGTCAAAAACATTTTGTGGAATTTTGGTTACCCTTGTAGAGGCTAAAGTTTTTTTCACTGATGCTTCATTACTAATTATATCTTTTGCCAGCATATTATCAGCCTGTGCTGGACTAATACCATTGGTTAAATTATTAATGAGATTTTTTTCGGTGATAGTTTTTCCAGTCAAGCCTGGAATATCTGCAACACCTTTACTCAATGCCGCAGTTGCCGCGGCAGCTTCTGCGAGCTTTTTATCAAACTCTTCAAATGTTGCTGCCGATAAAAAAGTAGACATTTCTGTTGCCATATTAACCTAATCCTGTGTCTTGTACATTGCCAGTAGTGCCACTACCGGTATTATCAGTATCGGTGTTGCCTGCGGTGTTTGCTGAACCATTAATCATATCACTGCCATAGCCACCACTTTGTGTACCTGCATCATTTGTATTTACTGGACTATATCCATTGCTTTTCTTAATTGCGCCAATGGCTTTGTCACTGGCCGTGGCATCTGACAAATCAACTTCATCTTGTTTTTCACTAGGGGTACTAATCGGTGCCCCTTGTTCTTTTTCTTCTGGTTGTCGAGGAGTTTCGTTGGGCTTGGGATCTGTTTTCATTTGTTGATTACCAGGACCAACTGGATTGATTGCTCCACTATGACCAAACCAAGGTTCGCGCTCTGGAACTACACTACATATACTTTCAGTTACTCCTTGATTCACTGCTAGTTTATAAGACTGAATAGCCGCGGCCAATTCAGCATCTGGACCATTCATATGAATAACATTTGCCGTTTCATAATGTGCTGTACCACTATATACATGACTGCTAAGTACGCTGGTAAGTCTAGTACTACCCTGAACTGTTGAATTAAGATCACCTGCGGCTTGAATTTGTAAATTACCTTCTTTGGCATTCATGTTAATAGTTCTACCTGCTTCTATGTTAACATCATTGTCTGCGTATAAGTTAATATTACTTTTACTTCTTATGTTTATATCGTTGCCGCCATAGATATGTATTGCACCGTCATTGCTGAGTTCAACCCAGTTTTCGCCATTCTTAGTAATTAGATAAATGTGACCGCCAGCATCATCTAATAATAATTGTGTGCCATTTGTAGTTCGAAGTCTGATTAGTTTATTATTGCCATCTTTGTCGCCATCGTCCATGACAAATTGATGTTGCCCCGGAGTTAGTATACCCACTACTTTGCTAGGACTTTCTCTTGTTGCACTGCTACTGGTCAATCCTCTTAATAAATCTTTTTCCAAGCCTTGTTTTTTCAGCGCATCGCTCATGGGCTTGTGCTCTACATATTTTTCTAAATCTGGATTCGAGTCTCGTTTATTCTTTGGAGCTGCTGGTTTATTTTTACCACCGTGTGTATTTTTAGAAGGTATCCCCGGCACACTGACCTGTGTTCCTCGTTGATATAAACATGCAAACCAATATCCTTCAGTGGTTTTACCTGCATTAAAAGCTACAAGAACCTGAGCACCAATGTCTGGAGGAACAGCCCAAAAGCCATAGCTTTTCATTGTATCTTCATATTCTGTGACATTTGCACCTTGATCAAATATATTAGTCGATCCAGCAAATGGACTGGCGTAGCTTACAGTTATCCAAGATTTTTCTATTTGAGGGTCTCCGCCAAATTCTTTAATGTAAACTTCTAAACGACCCATGTTCTGTGGGTCATCGTTCTTTTTTACTATACCAATGTATACACCGGGACTTCTAGCATTGCCATTATTATTGGCATTTTCATTATAGCTTTTAGGAGTTCTAGCATTACCGTAGGGATTTGCAATATTACCACTGCCCATTATTTGCCACCTTTCAATTTATTTTTAATGTATTCTAATTGTTGATCTTGCTTGACGTCTGCTGGTAACAACAATCTATCTGAGCCTTGATTGCCGGCTTGTTTAACCCCATTTCCATAATTATAATATTCATTGGCAGCAGCCATACCATCAGAAAAGTTACTATACCTATAATATTTGTCAGTGCCGCTATCATAACCAATACCTGCAGGGTTATTACTTGCCGCGGCAGGATTCTTAACATATCTTTCACCCATATTATTAGCCGTCATTTTCCATTGTTCTATTCCACCATTGCCACTGCGATCAAAAGTTAGACTGGACATTGTTTTAGCATCATAAGGTTTAACATTAGTAATGTTTGCTTCTTCATAGGCTTGCTTGTTTATTTTTTCCATGTGTGTTGCATTTGCGTTGACTTCTTCGATGTATTTGGCTTTGGCAATATCATAGGCCTGGGACTTGCTCATAGAAGAACCAGTCATCAATGCTTTTGCGACTTCAACAGGATCGTTAACTGGTGGAGCAGGATTTGCTGCCAACAATTCTTTTTGTTTTGACAATGCATTGGCCATCTTCGAATTTAAATTCGTTGTCTTAGGAGGTTCTGTGCCAGGAACCGGAGCCATATTGTTTGTTCCTAATTCCCTGGCTCGTTCTTTTTCTTTTTCTTTTTTCAACTCATTTAATTTGTCAATGGCTCTTACTGGACTTTCTATTACATCATCCATATATTGTTCAAATGTCATTTCATTGGTTAGACCTCGAGGTAATACATAACTAGGAATAGTTGGATCTCTGACTGTTTTTAATTTTTGTGTCCATAAACCGTTTTTAAATTCATTGGTTACAAATTTAACCATGTATATACCTACAACTTGATCGTTGGGATTAAACGTCAGCATGTCTTTGTCATTAAATTTACCATCAGGTACTTGAGTATTAAAGTAAATCAATGAACTACCTGTATATTTCTGCGCTACGCCATAATTACCCCAAACTGGTGTTTTAGTATTCCAGCTAGGATCAATTTTAGGCATTACTTCATTTAGTTTGCCTTTAATTGCATCTGAAGTTTTTTTAGGAAATTTTATTTTATCTAAATTTATTTTACCTTGAAGAATAACGTTTGGCACACCCAGCCAATAAGGATCTGCAATGATTTCTAATTCTAGTTCCATTAAGTCTCTAGGGCTTAATTGAACTGCAAAAATCTTTTCCATGAGACGCTCATTTTCCGAATGTATTGTTTCTATAGATTCGTCAATGGGACTTATTTCCATTCTAGCACGAAGGCTGGGAAAATCAATAAGTTGTTGCTGTTCTAAAAGTTTGACAAAATTCATGTCTTCGGCATAGCTTCCTTTAAGAGCATCTAATAATTCTGATCTATTATTGATAGCGTTTGCTTGTGTAGCAGGAACACTAATAGTTGCTAATTCCTGTTCACGTTTGCTTAATTCGTTGTCAATGTCTTTTATTTTTTTCTGTAATGCATCATATTCTTTTCTACGCTGAATCTTTTGTGCTCCTGTAGAAATAACATCTTTTTGCAGATCTTTGGCTTGATCTTGTAATTTTCCTTTGGCAGCTCTTAAATCAGCAATGGCAACCCTAGCACCTTTGTCATCTCTATGCACAAATGGACTGGTACGTTTATTATAATTTTGTATATTCATCATACCTGGACCTGTTGTTCCGTAGTCTGCCCAAACTTGCGTAAATGTAGGTAATGAATAAGTTTGATTAAACTGTAAATCTACTTTTAATATGTCACTGTTCAAACCGGTATAATTATGATAATAAATTTTTTCCAGTAAACCTTCTTGAATATAATATTTTAATTTCAGCTCTACTTGATCTCTATTGCTTAAACTGTTTAATAAATCTATTTCATCAGGGTATTGAAACATATTTGGCTGATCAGCCAAATATATTAAGAACACATGCTTTACTGCATAACGTCCTCTAATATAATCGTATAATTTATAAACGCTATAAGTTTCTACTCTAAAGAATTGATAAACTGTACCTAACATGTCCTTCATATTCTTAGTGCTACGATCACTACTTCCACTGGCATCAGCAGTTGCAGGTTTCGGTCTTCCTGGCAATAAGTCTGAAATCTTTTTACAGCTCATCATGACATTTGTTATCTGTTGCATGATAGTTGTTCCTGGACGAGTAGTCACATCCCAAATCTTAGTTGTAAATAAATTTCTGATATCCCAAGAACCTTGTACACCTTTATCCGCAGGACCTTTGGTTGTAAGTTCATAACCAGGATCTTCTAAGCGTGGTTCTAGTATGAAGTGATACTCGTCATGATAATCATCTTTACTTGCAGGATTTTTGCCACCAGGTACATCTTTACCGCCGGCCTTTTGTCTTGCGGCAGCATATTTAAATTCTCGTTCTTCTAATGTTTGCTGAAGTTTTTCAAAATATTGTTTAAGATTTTGTACACCTTTAATGGTCGTAGTTTCTTTAATTGGTTGTACTAGATCAGTTTGTGCATGACCGCCCGTATGTGCGAATTTAATATTGTATTCTGTGCCTCGTTCAGTGAGACTACTTTTAACTTCACTGGCAATGAACATGATAGGCCATATGTATTTGTAAGGACTATTTTCTTTGCCGTTTAGAAAGTTTTCTGCTAATATTTCTACTTCTATTAAAAAACGAGCATCTATGTGATTTTCTATACCTACTTCAAAGGCCGCGGCACGAATATAGTCAAATAAACTCATACCCAAAGGTTCAATAATTTTTAAATCGCCTGTGGTATTAAATGCCACAGTTGTAAGTGCATTTGGACTGACAGCACTTTCCCATGACATGTCTGATAATATGAATCTACCAGTGGTGGCTGTTTCAGCAATGACTACACCCATTCTAGGATCCAATAAACTTGCTGCCTGAGGATGTACTAACGTTAATCGTGTATAATATGTATGTGCCATTATTTGTCACCTAATTTCAATAAAGGATTTATTCTAGGTACTACTGTTCTTGGACTCGATCTTGTCATAACTGGTGGTTCGCCTTTTAATTCAGGAGCAACATTTAAACCTCTAGTGCGCTGATCTGCTTCTGCATTTCTTCGACCACTACCATCCAAGGAAGGCACAGGTGCAGTATCTTTTCCTTGAGCTTTGTAATTTGGATCTTTTTTTGCTGTGCTGTTTCTCAATGATGATCCGCCTGGTTCAAATGTCGCATTGTTTTCGTAGGGTTTTCCTGTTGTAGGGTCAATTGTAGTCAGCGGATCAACAGATTTACCACCTCGACGAACTTCATAATGTAAATGTGCCCCAGTGCTGTCTCCAGAATTTCCTGTGTGAGCAATAAGACTTCCAGAAGGTAGTCTAGCACCTGATTTAGTTCCTGTTGGTATACTATCTAAATGTCCAAATATATATTCTGTTCCCTGATTATCAACTGCTCTGACCACATTACCAAATCCTCGTTGTTCACCTGCATATACCACTCTTAATTCTTTATTATTATATATAGGACTGCCAATAGGAGTTGCATAATCAATACCTTGATGATACGATCTTCCGAACAACTCTCTTGGTCCAAAAAGACT